TATCACCTCAATCAAAGCTTTCCCATTTTTTACGATTATAATTTCAATATTTTTCGGCTAATTTTAATAACTGCCGAATTTCATTTAAATTATATCTCTAAATGTTTACCTTGTCAATCGTGTGATAATGAAGACTATATAAACAAAATTCCCCTAGAATCGTAAACACTTTCCGTATTTGCATTCCCGCATCGTATTGCTCTATCTAGTCCCATAATTGTTGCAATAGCACCATCAATCTTCTCCGTAGACTTTTCCTTATCTGCCTTAATATTTCCAGCCGGATCATTACGGATATAAATGTTATCCATCATCCAGCGAAGTACCGGATGTCCACCATGCGCTAGTTTCTTTTCTAGTGTAAGTTTCATTAACTCTTTCGTTGGCGGACTCATGTCTTTGAATCCCTGTCCAAAAGGAACCACAGTAAATCCCATGCCCTCTAAGTTCTGGACCATCTGCACTGCTCCCCAGCGGTCAAATGCAATTTCACGAATATTGAATCTTTCCCCAAGACTCTCGATGAACTTTTCAATAAATCCATAATGAACAACATTACCTTCTGTAGTCATGAGATACCCTTGCTTTTCCCAGACATCATACGGTACATGATCTCTTCGGACTCGAAGTTCCAACGTTTCTTCCGGAATCCAAAAGTAAGGCAGAATTGCATATTTATCATCTTCATCCTCTGGCGGAAATACCAATACAAAAGCCGTGATGTCTGTGGTAGACGATAAGTCCAAACCACCATAACATACACGGCCTTCTAATCTATCTTCATTTGCCGGAAATGCACAGGCATCCCATTTATCCATTGGCATCCAACGAACAGCCTGTTTTACCCATTGGTTCAAACGAAGCTGTCGGAATGCATTCTCCTCCCCTGGGTTTTGCTTCGCTGATTCGCAAGCAGCTTCTACTTTATCAATTCCAACTGTTACTCCCAGTGATGGATTTGCTTTTTTCCACACTTCTGGATCGGTCCAATCATCATCCTCGTCCGCACCGTAAATCACAGGATAAAAGGTAGAATCGATTTTTCTGCCTTCCAAGATATCCTTTGCTTTTTGGTGTGTTTCATAACAAATACTATTCGTATCTGTTCCGGCTGTTGTAATCAGAAAATACAAAGGCTGCATTCTACTGTCACCGGAACCCTTAGTCATGACATCGAACAACTTTCGGTTTGGTTGGGTATGCAATTCATCAAACACTACACCGTGAATATTGAATCCATGCTTCGAATAAGCTTCTGCTGACAGCACCTGATAAAAGCTGTTGGTCGGTAAATATACAATACGTTTCTGCGAAGCAAGAATTTTCACTCTTTTATTCAAAGCAGGACACATTCTCACCATATCCGCAGCAACTTCAAATACAATGGATGCCTGTTGTCGATCCGCTGCACAGGAAAATACCTCTGCTCGTTCCTCATAATCTCCACAAGTAAGCAGCAAAGCAACTGCTGCCGCCAATTCACTTTTTCCCTGTTTCTTCGGAATTTCAATATAAGCAGTATTGAACTGCCTGTAACCATTTGGTTTGATAATTCCAAATAAATCTCTGATAATCTGTTCCTGCCAGTCAATCAGTTCAAATGGCTTTCCTGCCCATCGTCCTTTCGTGTGGCACAAACATTCAATAAAGGAAACTGCATAGTCCGCCAGTTCCTGGCTGTATGTAGAATCCTTCGCCATGAACTTTGTTGGCATATATTTTTTCAGTTTCCTCACATTATTCCTCCATTTCTACAATATAATCCACATAAGTGCTCCAGTTTGCAGTGGTCTGATATGCTTCTAGACATCCTTTTGGTACATGAATCTTACAGGTACTTGAGATATCAGAAAAAACATTTGTTGAACCTAATGTTGGTGGAGTTGTTGGAAGAAAATAATAATTTTCTATTCCATAATTCCCTGCAAAAGCCATTGCTCCAACGGATATCACATTCGATGGTATTGTTAATTCTGTTAATGAATAGCAATTTCTTATCCCAGAAACACCTATCGTCTGTATCGTTTCTGGTAACTTCAATTCTCTCAATGCATAACAATTGTAAAATGCTGATGATCCAATCTGAACAACTCCTTCTGGAATATTTATATTTTTCAGCTTCGAACATCCATCAAACGCATATCCTTCTATATATTTTACTCCCTCTGGAATGACTACTTCTTCTAACAAATAACAATCTTCAAACATATTCGTTCCAACAGAACTAATAGATTTAGGAAGGGTTATCTGCTTGATTCCGTAACAGCACCTCATCGTATAGCTCCACAAATTGACTACTCCATCTGGGAAAGTAAGACGTTTCAAACTATATGTATTTGAAAAAGCATATGTTGTACCTCTCGTTAATGTATCCGGCAAGGATACCACTTTCAACGAATAACAATAGTTGCATGTATAATCTGGCAACATTGTAAGACTCCTTGGAAACGCCACGTAACTAAGTTCTGAGCAATACCCGAATCCTCTATCCATAGTTTTAATATCCTCAGGAATCACGATGCTCTTTATACCTAGTCTGTAAAATCCGTCAGAGCCTACGTATACTTGCTTTCCTATTTCTATTTTTTCAATTGCATTTAGATATCCTCGATTATTCGATGATACATTTTCCTCTTTTCGTAACAATACGGAACATTGATTATTGCCTAGAATATATATTTTTGTAGTTTCACTTTTGGGAATCAGTCTAATTACATATTCTCCTGGAGCAGCGTATTCATGATGTAAATCTACAGAAATACCATACCCCCATAATTCTTCTGTCGCTTCTAATTCACTTCCATCTCCCCAATCCACATATACATCACCAGCTTGACTCTGCCCATATCCTAAAAATAGTGACAACTGCCCTTCTTGTAATTTTACATATATTCTGGTAGACCCATCATCCGTGATATAGATAGCTCCTACATCCACTTCTCTGCCCAAATTCTGAATATTCTCTAATGACCAATTCCACCCTTGAGCAATTAATCCCTCTTTATTTGGAATTTCAGGGAGTTCTGTTAATTCCATTACTTCTTCTAATGTATAGCTGTATAGCAATTTCCCTTCCAATCCATAAAAACAAACCGGATCATCTGCACTTGGACCATTTCCTACTGGAATTGTATCGATAGCTTCTGGCATTTCTCGCGGCTTATATAAATCAGTACTTCTATGCTTTCCTCGAATAGAATCTGCAATGGCTGTCATAGTTTCTTCTTTTACGAGTACATTTCCCATTAGTATGCCACCTCATTTCCATCCACCAACTCATCAATTTTCTTCTGCAGTTCTTGCTTCGAAGCAAATACTTTATCTAATCCCAAGTCTTCAAATGTCTTATTTCCTACAAGTTCCACTCCATTGATCTGTGGCTTCTTGTTCAGCTTCTCATAATTACTGACTGCTGGTGCTCCGCTTAGGCTTCCCATGATATCGACCGAACCAGTCATACTTCCCTTTACCTGCTCCGCCATCACATCACCTCCACAGTCAGCTTCATTACTTTATTTGCAATAAACGTACATCTATAACCATCAGCTTTATTAAGAGACAGCTCCCAGATATACTTTCCAATTTCCAGATTCTTTGTATCTTCCTCAGAGAAAGTGATCGTCTTTGTCTCCAAGTCAGCTTCTATCGTAAATGCCGGTTCTGTATCATATTTATTTTTCTTAGCAGCAAATACAACACTGTCTCCATCTTCAAATTCGTAAGGGATTCCATCCGGCAGAAGAATCTCAAAAGTAAATGTCGGCGTATCACCTTTGGTCATAACAATCATGTTGTTTTCATCTATGCTCCACGACACTCCTATCTCCTCCCTTCTCGCTCACCATAGAAAAAGGCTCCGCAGATTTTGTTTCTACGAAGCCCTGTCATCTTATTTTTCAGTTTTATCTTTATTGTTTTTAAATGCTGCTGAACCGCTAAGATTCTGAAGTAGTATCTTTCGCTCTTTTTTGTACTGCTCGCCAATGAATCCCAACCTTAGAAGGAAACATCGGAATGCATATTTTTCATTCTCAACCTCTTTTTCTGTTGCATTGATTCGATTTTGATTTTTCGCCATTTCACAAAGTGCGTAAATAAAATGGCTATAGGCTGTAACTGCATCTTCATCAGCAGGTTTAATTTCGAACCAAGTAAAACTCACTTTCTCTTCTCCTACACTAATTGGAAGTTCCTCAATTCCCAAAGCCTTTTTAATTAGTGTCTGTTTGGAGATTATCAGATTTTTAAGTTTTGCAAGAGTCTGATCATTTAAATATTTTCTCGGCATCGATACCGTAAGCCCCATATCTTTATGTTCTGGAGTTTCATCCTGCTCATCTTCCAAAACCTCTTCTTGTAATTGCTCCATTTGTTCTTGTGGCTGTTCCTGCATTCTTCTATAAGGATTGTCTTTTGCTACAAATCCTCTTTTTTCCAATTCAGTCAAAATCTCTTTTATGGAATTTGCATCCACATGGTCATCAAATTCCAAATCTCCGTCACGGGTGATGGTCAAGCAGCCAACCTCGTATGCAAATGTTGGTGGTTTCTTGTACACTGATTTTGTTCCTGTAATTTCTTCCAATGCCTGTACAAATGGTTTTCGCTCTTTCAAACTGTAAATTATTTTCATGGTCTGTGCCTCCTTCTTCTTCGGTAGTACATATATCACTCTAAAGAACACAAATAGCAAGTAATATATCCGATTAATGTGAACTATTTTTCTTCTGCACCGGCCATCAATTCTACATATGAAATCTTTGTTCCATCACGGACAACAGATACATTTTCTGAAGTTCCAACCTGCTCCACATATCTTTTTACAATAACATCGCAGTATTTTTCATCCAGTTCAATGGTTCTGCAGATTCTTCCCATCTGTTCACATGCAATCAATGTCGAACCACTTCCTCCAAACGGATCCAGCACAATACAATTGGTCATGCTGGAATTCTTGATTGGATAAGCAATGAGCGGAATCGGTTTCATTGTTGGATGATCTGCATTTTTCTTGGACATCTCAAACTCCCAAATCGTAGTCTGTTTTCTGTCTGCATACCACTGATGTCTTCCATTTTTCTTCCAACCGAACAAGCACGGTTCATGCTGCCACTGATACGGACTTCTGCCAAAGACCAGCCTCTCTTTCTTCCAGATACAATTTCCGGACAAATAAAATCCTGCTTCTTCAAAGGCCTTTCTAAAATTCAATCCTTCTGTGTCAGAATGGAACACGTAAATGCTGGCATCGGACGCCATAAATTGATACATACAGCTATAAGCATCAAATAAGAACTGATAAAACTTATCGTTTTCCATGTTGTCATTTTTGATTTTCTTTCCAGACTTGCTTTTGTAATTTACATTGTACGGAGGATCCGTAATGACCAGATTCGCCAACTTATCTTCCATCAGCATTTTATAGATTTCTTCTTTGGTGCTATCTCCACAGACAAGTTTATGATTTCCTAGTATCCACACATCTCCTGCCTTTGTCACCGGAGGCTTTTCCAGTTCTGCTTCCACATCGAAATCATCATCTTTTACTTCATCATCTGTTGCAAAAAGATTGGAGATTTCCTTTTCATCAAAGCCAGTAAGACCAATATCAAATGCCTCAGACTGTAATGCTTCGATTTCCACTCTCAACAGTTCTTCATCCCAGCCTGCGTCCATCGCCATACGATTGTCTGCCAGAATATATGCTTTCTTCTGAGCTTCAGTCAGATAATCCACAAATACACATGGCACTTCTTCGATGCCTTCTGCTTTCGCAGCCATGATTCGACCATGACCAGCAATCACATTGTAATCTCTATCGATGATTACCGGATTGACGAAACCAAATTCGCGAAGAGAAGAACGAAGCTTCGTAATCTGTTCCTCATTGTGAGTACGGGCATTATTGATATAAGGTACAAGCTGGCTCACCTTCACCAGTTTCATTTCTGTTGTCGTTTTCCCCATGATGCACCTCCATTAAAAAAGACCCCACTCAGCGAATTTCTCAAAACCGCCAATGGAGTCAATATATTCCCTTGCCTGTCGAACAATTTCTGAATAAAGAAGTCCGTCAACTCTATCATCACCGATTGCACAGGAAAGTGTAACCGGCTTGCCCGTTTTCTGTGCTTTTAAAAATGCGTAAATATTTACAGATACATCTGCCTTAGATAAATCTTTTCCATGAAGGCCACCACCAGTTACAGAATCCGCCATGTCTGAACCAAGCTTACGATTCGTCGCACCAGTATCTACATTTGTGCCGCCAGTCCAATCACCCAGCGGATTGATTTCCGCAGTCGGATACTTACACTGTAAAAGTGTAGTTTTTGCATTGCTCTGGCAAATAATCAATCTTGCCTCATCAAGAATATACTTTCCGTCAAATGGATAGGAAGTGTAAATTTCACGAGCAATCTTTGAAAGTTCTTTCTGCTCTTTCGTAAGCGGCATCCCTTTAAAAATGCCGTTGTCACCACATCGATAACCATTTTCCTGATTCTTCGTTAAATGCTTATCCTGAGGAACAATTACAATATCACACTTCACTTTTCCCGCAATTCGTTTGATTGCACTTTTAATCTGATTTTTATTTAAATCTGCTGTCGTTTCAATGATTGCATTGCACTTGCCATGTCCAATCAGAACCTCCACAGCAATCTTCGGATCCTTCTCTTTTTTATACGCAAGGTCCACAATCGCACCAGCAATTCTATCTGCCACCTTATCCGGATGGCTTGGATTTACTTTTTCAATCATAACTACATTCATCTCCTTGTTCTAAGTAATCTCTCCATCACATCGTCCTGCGGTGTGCCACCCTGCCACTCTACAGAACAATTTTCTTTCACCACTTGGAAAATCTGATACCAGATCTGATTTACCTGCTTCATATATGTCTGACTCATCGCTACATATGGACTTGCAATCGCATTTCCGGTTGTCGGATGCTTTGCAAGAAAACCGTATTCTGAAATACATTCTTCGCACTGAATCCATCTGGATACACTCATTGCATATTGTTCAATCAACTGCTTATTTACGAAGTTTGCACAGCCACGTTCCTTCAGCCAGTTCCAAGTTTCTTTGTATACTTCTTCCGCACACAAATCTTTTCCAGCTTTCTGCTTCGCTTTTAAATATTCTTTAATCGGAGGAACATCTTCTCCTTCAAATATGGGCGGTTCCGGAAGTTCTAAAATCTGAGCAGAAGTACCTGCGTTGATTTTATCAACCAGCGCTTTAGATTTTCTGCCCGCTCCAACTCTTGCACCGCCTCGATTTGTACCATCTTTCGCCATTTTTACACCGTCCTTTCCGTCAGGGGGTAATACCCTGTTTGATTTCTGCTTTTTGTGCGTGTGCCCCCACGCCCGTTCCACGGGACACTTTACTGTGGAGAAGTGGCCTCCCCCTCCCTGTTGTGCCAGCGGTCACCTCTTTGTGCATGAATCCTTGCATGGCACGACTTGCACAAAGCTATAAGGTTACCTCTTTCATGAGTTCCACCCATAGATAAAGGAGTCTTGTGATGAACTTCTTCTGTTCTCACTAAGACTCCTTTTTCATAACACAATTCACAGAACAGATGGTTCTTCACATAACTATCACGGATGCGTTTCCAAGCCCTTCCGTACCTACGGCGTACAGCAGGATCTCTGTCATACTTCTCGTAGCGTTTATTCTCTTCCTTCACATGCTTTTCACAGAACCTTCCTTCGGTCAGCTCTGGACAACCAGGGTGAGAACAAGGTCTCTTTGGTCTTCTTGGCATCACTTCACCTTCCTTTCCATAGAAAAAGCCTTCGAAGGATTTCTCCCTCAAAGGCTCGTTTCATTTTATTCTTTTGCTAGTATAACAATATCATATTTCATTACTGGAATTCTCTGGATTTTACTGTAAAGTTTTAAATAGCAACAAAAAAAGCCCATTACAATGTGCAACAACTTCCTGCATATTGTAACGGACTTTTTTAACAAATTCAGACTTGGTGCAAGCACCATTTCTGATAAAAACCTCGAAGGTTTTTGTTCCATGCATATATATTACTCAATTTCTTCTCCGATGTCAATAAAATTCGTATTAAATTTTCAAATACCAAGTATGCTTAGGATTGCTATTTTGCTTTTGTATATATCTTATGACACTAGCAATAAATTTATACGCTTCTGTTATAACCTGATTTTTTGTGAAATAATCTCTATGTAATAAAACTCTTCCTTCATCTTCACAGAAGAAATGAATCAAATCCTGCATCGACTTGTCTCTCATCTTTCGGTTTGCTGCTACTTTTAATATATCATTATATACAAAAAGAAGTGCAACAAAATCATGGAATACTGGATAAGACATGTATTTATTACGGGCATGCTCACTTATATCCTTCTTAGCCTTTGCCAATGCATTGGTCAATTGATGTGTCTTTTGAAATTTCTTCTCTCCCTTTGGTTTCATAATAGAACTTAACAGACAATTGCTATGCGCTGCTGCATTTCTTAAAAATTTTATAGATTGGAGATAATCACTATAGTTTGGAGATTTGTATTCTTGATAATACAGAGTATACAACTCTACAAACTGACCAAAGGACAATAATTCAACCAAATTCCATACCGAATATTCTTCATCTTCTGCATGCTTATCGGCCAGATTTGATGTGAAATTATAGGAATTTGCTTTCCTGATTATCTCAATTTTTGAATTTGGATATGCCCAAAAATACTTTTGAACTATATTATATCCATCTTCCTTTTCATTACAGCTAATATCATATAACATTCTTGTCTTCAAAACGTGTTCTATATCAAGGCACATGTTCAAAATGATTTTTCTGAAATACATATCGATTTTTGACAATTCCACCAGATAAGCAAATTCAAGATTTACATATTTCCCATTCTTTGGATTTACCGGATAATTACTTGCATATGATTTTAACTTAAAAAAATAATTGTTATAACGAAGAAATTTTTTTGCTTCTTCTTCGTCCATTATATTAAACACTACTCCCTTTTCTTTAAGGTTCTCAATTTGTTCATCTATCGTAAGTTTAGTTTTCATTGAAAAACACGACCTTATCTTAATTATTTACGAACTCCTGTTCACCAATATAATATCAATGAATGCAACGTTTTTCAACAATTGTTTTCCTCTTCTTCACCATTTTTCGACAACACGTCCCTGTCCAAAACTCAATTTGAACAGGGGCGTTTCTCTACTGCACTGCTTTCGGTATCTTTACCTTCTGCAATGCTTTTTTATGAAGTTTATAAATACTGTCCACACCAACATTTAAGTCATCAGCAATATCGGACCATCCTTCATAATTCATATATCTTTTCTCCAAGATGATACGAAGTTCCTCATCTTCCACCGCTTTAATTACACCAAGAATCTCATTCTTCAAATCTACCAGTGCATCAATATCTTCGTTAATTTCATTTTCCAGCATCAAAATCTTAATGATAATATCTTCCATTCTGTGGGTATTTCTTGTAGGACTTCCCGGCATGTCACTCAGAGTAGATGTCGCTTTAGTTGCAAGTCCATGCAATGACTCCACCTGCTGAAGTTTTGTATTGATTTGTGTATCTAAATATCTGGCCTGTTTTAAATATTCTCTTGCGTTCATTATCGTACCTCCGATTGAAATAGTTTTAGTTCCCTCGGATTTACTCTGATTGTCATATTTCTTTTCGAAGTTTCTGTATCAGAAACTCTCCATCCACAGTTGTCAGCACCTGATACCAGGATGAACGAAAAAACTTCTCTATCCGAAGTGCCTCGTTCATGACATCTCTGTTTTGTGGATTCTTTTTTAATTTTTTTCAAATCCCTTCTGTAATCTGATGCCGCCTGTAGAATGATCGCATTTGCAAGTCTTTCATAAGGTTCTTCTGCCAAGTACTTACCTGCCATCTTTTTTCACCTCTGCTCTCACTGCATCAATCAGTGCCGATTGCGTCCCGTCTTTTTCAGAAAGTGCCTTTAAGATTCTTTCATCAATGGTTCCTTCCGTTACGATGTGCTGAATCACCACGGTATCTGCAGTCTGTCCTTGTCTCCAAAGTCTGGCTACCGTCTGTTGGTAGAGTTCCAGACTCCAGGTAAGTCCGAACCACACTAAGGTGGAACCACCTTTTTGAAGATTAAGTCCATGCCCCGCTGACGCTGTATGGATAAGACCTACTGTAATCTCACCTTTGTTCCATTTTCGGATACTATCTTCTGTGGTGAGTCTTTCATGATTTACTTTTAATTTTCGAAGTCTCTCGGTAATTCTATCCAAGTCATGCTGATACCAATAGGCAACTAAGATCGGATTTCCATTCGCTGCTTCGATGATATCTTCTAAGGCATCCAGCTTTCTGTCGTGGATATGACAGACTTCTTTACTATCGGTATAAACTGCACCATTTGCCATCTGACATAACTTTCCGGAAAGTGCTGCTGCATTCGCTGCAGTAATCTCATCATCACCAATGTATGGAAGCACCAAGTCATTTTTCATATTTTCATAATCCTGTTCTTCCTTTTCATCCATGTACACTGGATACCTGGCATTAATAAGCTCCGGCATGTGCAGATGGTCCATCGCTTTCATGGAAATGGTGATGTCGGAAATCTTTTCATAAATTCTTTCTTCCGCACCCGGAAGCAGTTTGTAACTGTAAACAATCTGACCGTTCATCTTGTCTGGTCGAAAGTAATTAGTACGGTACTGAGTAATAAACCTTCCAAGGCGTTCTCCCATATCCAGTACCTTGAATTCTGCAAAAAGATCCATAAGGCCGTTGGAACTTGGTGTTCCAGTCAGACCTACAATTCTTTTTACTCTTGGTCGCACTTTCATAAATGCTTTGAATCGTTTACTGCTCCAGCTTTTAAACGAACTGAGTTCATCAATCACAACCATGTCATAATCAAATGGCATTCCACTCTTTTCAATGAGCCACTGAATATTCTCACGATTGATAAGATAAATATCTGCCTTTTTTCTGACTGCAGCGAGTCTCTCTTTTTCTGTTCCAAGGATTTTGGAATAAGTTAAGTGGTTCAAATGCTCCCACTGCTCAATTTCATCACTCCATACCGTACTTGCTACTCGAAGCGGTGCAATGATCAGCACCTTACTGATTTCGAAGCTGTCATAGATCAGTTCTTCGATGGCAGTAAGTGTGATTGAAGTTTTTCCCATTCCCATTGCCAAGATAACTGCAGCTATGGGATGTTCCTTGATATATTCAATTGCATATTTTTGATAATCATGTGGTCTGTATTTCATCAAGTATTCCTCCGATTTGTTCTTCTTTGTCTAGGACATATACGGGAAATCCCAGACGCTTTAACAATCTATGTCTTGATAACTGAAGTAGTCGTGGTTTCTCCCCTGGGGCCTTTACTTCCACCAAGCCGAATTTCCGTCCGGGCATAAATACCAATCGGTCAGGCATGCCAGAATAACCTTGCGCAACCCACTTTGGGCAAATGCCTCCACGCTTTTTCACTTCCGTTATCAGTTTCTTTTCAATTTCTTTTTCTCGCATGGCAACCTCCCATCACTGATAGGTGCACTTCGTGGTAATCCTTTCCTAAAACCCCTATAGTAATATTTTTATTTTTTCTTTATAGGACTTTTATATAAGGAATACCACGAGGTACACTTTTGACTTTTTCCATTTAGGAAAAGTTTCTGAAACGACCGTATCGACCTACACTAGAGTAAAAAGTCCTGTCCCTTTTTCAATTCCAGACCGGAGACAATCATGCCCTTGTTCGTCTTGCGTCTAATGAATCCAGCTTTGTCTATCGCTGAGTAAAAGTCTGTCGTTGAACGGATATACTCTCCGCTCTGCATACAGTAGGCACGATAGGACTGATAGAGTTCTCCCGACTTTTCCTTAAGTTCCGGTGCAACCTCGCAACAATCATCAAGGAACTGTCCCAGCCAGTCATTGTTCTCACGATATTCTTCCATCGCATCACGCACCACCTTCGGAGGCTTTGTCTTGAAATCTGATTCAATTGCTTTTCTTGCACCCTCGATAATCCAGACCATGACGGAAGCACCTGCTTTTTCATATAAATAATCTGCATAGTTCTTGATATCGCTGCTTCCTGTAATCTTTGCATTGAATGGAATGACCACCAAACGACGCCAGATACCATCGTCATTGGCTCCTACTTTTGGAAGATGGTTCGTATAAAGTACCAGCGTATGTGAAGGTACAAACGCAAACGGGTCTTTGTACTTTTTCTCTGCCTGAATCTCATCTGTAGAACAGAGTTGTTTTACGGTTGCTGTGTTGAGACGCACACCTTCTTCCATTTCGGAAGCAATGATGAGACGTTTCCCTTTTAGCTCCGCCATCTCTGGTTTTACATTTCTCTTGCAATTCATGGTGAGAGCCTCTGCAGATATTTTTCCTGCATAATTTCCAAGTACACGATAAATGGTATTCCAGAAGGTACTTTTGCCATTGGCACCGCCTCCATAGGCAATAATCATATGTTCCTGATAAACCTTACCGATAGCAGCAAGCCCCACGGTTGTCTGTACATAATCAATAAGTTCCTTATCTTCACAAAAGAAGGTGTCGAGGGCCTCCTGCCAAATCTTCGCACCTGCCTCCCCTGGAGCGACCGTTGTAATCTTCGTGATAAGGTCTTCCGGAGCATGAGCTCTGATACCGTCCATTCCCTTGTTCATATCGATAGTTCCTGCTGGTGTATTGATGAGAAATGGATCTTTGTCCAGTTCATTTACATCAATAGCCAGCATTGGCTTCGCAGCATTCTGGGTATTCACGATATTCTTATAATTTCGATACTTCATCACGAACTTAAGGTACGCCTGTGCACCAAGGAGCATGAAATATGGTCCTAACTGATTCCCAGACACATACTTTGTAAGTGCAGAACCGCCTGCTTTTACCAAATCTTCCGGAACTCCTGCACCGATAAGTGCTTCCGTTGCACTGCTCACTTCGTCTTTTGCATCCTGAAGCTGCAGGTCTAAAAATTCCTCCACGGCTCCAAGTGCCAGTTCCTTATTCTCCACCCAGCGAAGTCCATCGTGTCGTAAGTAATCCGTGGCTTTCGTAAATTTCAGTTCATTGCCATACTCACGGGCAAGAACCTTTGCCTCACCAATATCCGAATAATCTTCCGGTTTTAAAGACACATTTCTAAAATCAGAATTATATTCTTCTGGTGGAACGTACCCGTCCTGTCCAGCCACTTTCTTATTGAAAAATCTGACTGCACTCGCCCAAATGGTATCCAGTTCCTCACTTGGAAGCGGTGGATCACATTTCTTCGCATGTACTAAAAAGGCATCTCTTGCTTTTTCTGTAATCCCATAACGCTTTAGCACCCTTCCTGCAAATCTGGACATGGTGTTATTACGGCTTCCCTCTAAAATTGGACCGCTGGATACATATTCTTCTTCCTGTTCCACTTCTTCGATTTCAACTAGGTCATCTACGGTAAGCCACCCTTCATGCCACACCACTTCCGTACTTTCTGCACCAAATAAGAATCTGGCAGCGTCCAGAGCATTATCATCAAAGAAACTGTATTTCTTCTGAAGGGCATTCTTCATTGCTCCATACATTTCTGCATCGCTACACTCTGCGATTGGGAAATAAATATGATATTTCGGTCTCGCCATCTTTCCATCTTTAGAAATCATGTGGTGCCTGCTGGTCGCAAGAACAAAATCCACATCTTCAAAAATGTCTGCAATCATTTCTGCAGTAAGCCAGTTCTCTGGTCTTTCTGAATGGTCGTTATCGATATCCATCACCAGACAATCCGAAGAAAGAAAGTTATCAATACTTCTATAGTTGTCTTTGTATGCTGCACATACATGGTCAGTTCTGACTGCTCTTTGTAGTTCTTCCGGAGTAGAAATCTTCACTTTGTTCGGGTAACTGCAGTTTGCTCTGTTCCCGATACACTTTGCTGTAAATAAAGTCAGTTTCATTCCTTCGCCTCCACTAAATCTTCCGTAAAATAACGGATCTTCATGTTCTTCTTCTGAGCCTTCTTAATCTCCACCTGCATACCTTCCGTGATAGAACTTCCAAAGACCCAGAGTTCCTCACATCTCCCAAGGAAGACCATGTTCATGAACATCGCAAGTTCTCTCTCTGTTTCTTCCTTCATATATAAAGGAAGCAATAAATGTGGTGCGAATGGTATCACGCCAGCGTCAACTGCAAATCGGCTGTACTTCTTTGCCTTTTCTGTGTTCCCTTCTTCGTCACCGGAAAATGGCGAACAGACATAAACCAACGGACGATACTTCTTCTGTTCCTTTTCTATCTTGGAAAGTGCATGAAATACCGTCGGGTCCGCATAGCCTTCCTGATTTCTGTAACTCACCCCATCGGGCATCACCTCGTTTCTGTAAAGTAAGGGACTTCTCCCTCCTAACTTCCTAAGTAACTTTCGTAGGCACTTTTCCGGTCAAAACCAAAATTTTCTCAAAAAAATATCCGAGCAGTTATCGCTTCCTTATAAAAAGCGAAAAACAGCTCGGACTTTTTTCTTTTTCATACCGGAAAATCTTCTCTCCAATCCACTTAGGAAGGTGTAAGGAACGAAAGACAAAAAAGAAATTTCAAAAACTTTTCCAAAAGACCGGAAAAAAGTCTTTCAGACCTACTTAGGAAGTTAGAAAGGGACAAATCCTTTCGGAAAGCGAGGTGCTGCAGATGCAGACAGATATGAATGAAGATGGCCGTTTGGATACCGCTGCTACGGAAGAACTGATTGATGTTCTCATCGCTATCAGCGTGATAGCCAAACGACTGGCACAGAAACTCAGACAGGAAATCACGCAAAAGGAGGAAAACCATAGTGAGTAAAATGAGCGAATTAGCTTTGGTCATTGATGAAATGATCACTTGTGGCGAAGGCATTATCAAAGCCACAAAAGAATTAACAGACTGCGGAGAACGTCTGATTCAGACCGCAAAGAAATTGAAAGAACTTTTTTCTACAGAAGTTCCTCAGACACCAAAAGCATTAGAAACAAAATGCGAGGCTCCTGTAAAAGAAGAAAAGACCTATACCAAAGAGGAAGTCAGAGGCATCTTAGCCGGAAAATCAGCCAAAGGCTACGGCAAAGAAGTCAAAGCACTTCTTTCCAAATATGGCACAGACAAGCTCAGTACCTTAAGCCCAGAACACTATGTAGCCGTTGTTGCTGATGCAGAGGGAATAGGAAATGAGTAAACATGCTTTTTTATCTGCATCCGCCAGTCACCGCTGGCTGAACTGTCCGCCAAGCGCAAAACTCTGTGAGTCCCTTCCAGACCAGACTTCTTCCTATGCGCAGGAAGGCACCGATTGTCATGAACTGTGTGCTTACCTGGTAGAAAAAGCATTGGGAAGAAAGGTCACAGACCCAACAGAAAACCTTACTTATTACAACGCAGAAATGCAAAACTGTGCGGAAGAATACTGCAGCTTCGTTATGGAGCAATTGGAAGAAGCAAAGAAACACTGCATTGACCCACAGGTCATGGTAGAACAGCGACTGGACTTTTCCAGATTTGTAGAAAACGGATTCGGTACTGGTGACTGTGTCATTGTGGCTGACGATATACTTCACATCATTGACTACAAACACGGACTCGGTGTTTTAGTGGAAGCCACCAACAATTCACAGCTTTTCTGCTATGCACTTGGTGCACTGGAAATCTTCGATGATCTTTACGACATCACAGAAGTTAAGATGAGTATCTTTCAACCAAGAAGAAGTAACACAGATACCTTTACAATCCGTAAAGAAGACCTGCTTACCTGGGCTGAGGAAGTTCTTGTTCCAACTGCAAAACTTGCCTATGAAGGCAAAGGTGAATTCAAATCCGGTGACCACTGCCAGTTCTGCAAGGTTAAAGCCTCCTGCAGAAAACGAGCAGAATACAATCTGGAACTTGCAAAATATGACTTTGCAATGCCAGCCACTCTGGATTCCATCGAGATAGCTGCTATCCTTCCAAAGATTGACCAGCTTATCTCCTGGGGAAATGACCTCAAAGAATTTGCTTTAAAACAGGCACAGTCTGGAACCCATTACGAAGGATTCAAAGTAGTCGAGGGACGAAGCAACCGCAAATACACCGATGACGCAGTGGTTGCTGCTGCTGTGACGGATGCAGGATTCAACCCGTATGAGAAAAAACTGCTTGGCGTGACTGCCATGACAACACTTCTCGGAAAGAAACGTTTTGAAGAGCTGCTTGGCGGGCTCATTTATAAACCGCCAGGAAAACCAGCACTGGTTCCCGAGTCAGACAAACGACCATCTATGAACAGTGCAAAAAATGATTTTAAGGACAATATTTAGGAGGAAAACGATTATGAGTAAATTTACAAACCCAACAAAAGTTATCACTGGAGTAAACACAAGATGGAGCTACGCAAATGTCTGGGATGCCAAGAGCATCAACGGAGGCACACCAAAGTACAGCGTATCCCTCATCATTCCAAAATCAGACACTGTTACTGTAAATAAAATCAAAGCCGCGATTCAGGCTGCTTATGAAGAAGGCCAGAGCAAGTTAAAAGGCAATGGAAAAACAGTTCCAGCACTCTCTGTACTTAAAACACCTCTCCGTGATGGTGACCTTGAACGTCCGGATGACCCAGCATACGCAAACAGCTACTTCATCAATGCCAACTCTGCTTCTGCTCCTGGTATCGTAGATGCAGACCGCAATCCAATCTTGGAACGTTCTGAAGTATATTCCGGAGTTTACGGCAGAGCTTCCATCAACCTTTATGCCTTCAACTCTAACGGAAACAAAGGCATCGCCTGTGGACTTAACAATCTTCAGAAGATTCGTGACGGTGAACTTCTTGGCGGTAAATCCAGAGCAGAAGACGATTTTGCAACAGACACAGATGATGACTTCTTAAGCTAAGTAATACGTAACACTGACAACACTAGCGGTGGAACTTCCCACCGCCCATTCAAAGAAAGGATAGTGACAAGATATGACAATGGAAACAATTTGCATGATTTTAAACGCTATGATGGAAGGAACACTCGCAGGAATCTGCATTACCTTTTGGCTCTTTACCATCGCAATAATCTGGAAATGGTTCGTAAACATCATAAAAAAGATGTTCCGTCACCTTTTCCCAAACATGTTCAAAAAATCTGATAAAAATTAATTTGTCGGCAGCGGTACCTTCCGTACTGCTGCCCTTTTCATAAATGGAGGCAATCAAAATGAAAGAATTATCCATCGACCTAGAAACCTACAGTGATGTAGACATAAAAAAATCCGGAGTATATCGATACACCGAATCTGACAATTTTGAAATCTTATTATTTGCAGTATCCGTAGATTCCGGACCTGTGACTGTTTATGATCTTGCCTCTGGAGATACGCTTCCTTTAGAAATCATAAAAGCATTTACCGATGAAACCATTATCAAGTGGGCATTCAATGCTTCTTTTGAACGAATCTGTATCTCTAGCTGGCTCCGTAAACATTATCCTAAACATTTCGCAAGTTACAGTATTCCAGAAGACACTGTGGGTAATTATCTAAATCCATCTTCCTGGAGATGTACCCTTGTCTGGTCAGCTTACATGGGACTCCCATTGTCGCTCGAAGGAGTTGGTGCTGTCCTTGGCTTGGAAGAACAGAAACAGAAAGAAGGAAAAGACCTTATCCGCTACTTCTGTACTCCATGCAAACCTACCAAATCAAATGGTGGGCGTACCAGAAATCTTCCAATTCATGCACTTGATAAATGGGAACTGTTCAAATGTTATAACAAAAGAGATGTGGAAGTGGAACTGTCCATCAAACAGAAGCTTCACAACTTCCCTGTCCCTGAATTTATTTGGGAAGAATATCATCTAGATCAGGAAATCAACGATCGTGGAATTGCTATCGATATGAATCTCGTCACCAATGCTATTGCATTTGATGAACGTTCAAAAAAAAATTTAACCGAGCAGATACAGTTACTAACGAATATTGATAATCCGAATTCTGTCCTGCAGATGAAGAACTGGCTTGCTGAAGAAGGAGTTGAAACTGACACTCTTGGCAAGAAAGCTGTAGCAGAGCTCATCAAAATTGTCCCGGAAGAATTGGCATCCGTTCTTTCCCTTCGTCAGCAGCTTGCCAAGAGCAGTATAAAGAAATACCAGGCAATGCAGAATGCCGTCTGTAAAGATAACCGAGCCCGTGGAATGTTCATGTTCTACGGAGCCAACCGAACTGGACGCTGGGCTGGAAGAATCATTCAGTTACAAAACCTTCCACAGAATCATATGAAAGACTTGGCTGAAGCACGGAATATTGTTGCTAGTGAAGATTACGAAATGTTGGAAACTTTATACGATGATATTCCTAATACACTTTCCCAACTTATTCGAACTGCCTTTATTGCAAAACCTGGATATAAATTTGTGGTCAGTGATTACTCTGCCATTGAAGCCAGAGTGCTTGCACACCTCGCAGGGGAATCTTGGCGTGAAAGTGTTTTCCGTGATGGAAAAGATATCTACTGTGCCAGTGCAAGTCAGATGTTCCATGTTCCAGTTGAGAAACACGGAATCAACTCTCATCTTCGTCAGAAAGGTAAGATTGCAGAGCTTGCACTCGGGTATGGTGGCTCTGTTGGTACTTTGAAATCTATGGGCGCACTTGACATGGGAATTGCAGAAGAAGAACTCCATCCTCTTGTCGATGCATGGAGAAGTTCCAATCCAAACATCGTAAGCTTCTGGTGGGCAGTCGATTCTGCCGTAAAAACTACCATTAAGACTAGACGCCTGACTGAAACTCACGGGATTAAGTTCATGTACAAAAGCGGTATGCTTTTTATCCATCTCCCTTCCGGAAGAACCCTCTGCTACGTCAAACCTAAGATTGGTGAGAATAAATTCGGAGGTGAATCCATCACTTATGAAGGCACCGGTGGTACAAAGAAATGGGAACGATTAGAAAGTTACGGTCCAAAGTTTGTGGAAAACATCGTACAAGCCATCAGCCGTGATATCTTGATGAATTCCATCCGTACACTGTCCCATTGCTTCATTGTAGGCCATGTACATGATGAACTTATTATCGAATGCAGCAAGGATGTTTCCCTTGAAGCTATTTGTGGTCAAATGGGAAGAACTCCATCCTGGATGCCGGACATACTGCTCCGTGCCGATGGATACCAGACCGACTTTTATAAGAAAGATTAGGAAAAGGACAACAGCACCATTCGTGCGATGGTACTGCTGCCCTTCAATTATTATTTGTTATATAATTCTTTCGCAAAAGCCTGTGCTTTTTTAATTACTTCATATCCTTGGGATTTTCCAATTTTCAATTCAGAAACGATTTCACCTTTATCATGGTCTGTTGCAAGAAGTTCCAATACTCTGCCATACTTAGGGTTCATTTCCTTTGCTTCTTCGATAAGGTCGAAAATCATTGTCTTTAACAGTTCAAAATCCTCTTTTACCGTAGAACCTGTAGGGTCGAATCCTGCTCCATCTTCATCCTCAGCGTCTTCCAAGAATTTGTCCGTAGAAAGAAGCTCGTCCCATTCATCTTTGGTATTACGTCCAAGATAATCGCTTACCTGTTTGTTAAAGACTTTCATGGAAACGTCCTTTTTTGCTTCCTCTACAGGAATGAACACAACGGTAACTTTTTCTGATGCGTATGGAAATTTCCATTTTTCAGCATTTTCTTTATTAAGTCCCATTGGTTTCAAAGTCTTCTTCATCTCTTCATCCAAAACTACCGGCACTAATACTTCTCCTGTTCTGCATGGAATGTCATTGTAAGGTTTACGGTTGCTAAAATCCTTGTAAAAATTACTCTTTTCTTTGATTGTCATAATGGTTGTCCTTTCTGCCTTGGCTACTGCCATCTGGCGAGGACAACCCAACTAAAAAGCGCACGACAAGAAAGCGGGGAAACATACAACCTTACAGAAGACCTCCTGGTCCTGTAAAAAGTCGTATGCTAATCCTCGCCAAACGTCGCGCGCCGTAAGGCATTTGAATATAATGTTGTAAATGTTCCTGCAGTTTAAGGTCATGCTGGACCATGTATGAGAACCGCTGTTGCGGCAATCTCTCTTACATCACAGGCAACAAAAAATATCTATTTGTTAACCTCTATCTTCTACTTCTCTTTTGGTGAGAAAAAATTCTCTGTAAAACAGAAAAAGGCCTGACAAAATACAGGTGGTATTACACCCATACTTCGTCAGGCCTTGCTCACTACTTACTGTGTGGCTATTTGCTCGGTACGAATCTGCTTTAAATGAAAGCTTACGGCAATGACTCCTTTGCACATAGGACATTTTATCTTAATTATTCCCTCTGTTGTGCTTGGGTCAGCGTCGAACAATCTTCTGTTTTTACAACACGGACATGCTACATGCACTTCATTTCCTTTTTTCACCATCGTCGCCTCCAATCAATGATCATAATAATATGGAGAGCGATGGAAACCACTCTGTACCGGTTCTTTCTTTGGAATCTGCATTTCTGCATCCTCCTTTGATGCAAACACCCTGCTTTTTCTAAGCTGGATTGCACCCCCGGATGGAAATCTAAGCACACAGAAATCTCCGCGATTTGCTGTCACTACCACTTCCGTGATAATACGATTGCTTTCAATAATAAATACGTGCGAGCCAATTTCTAATCTCTTTTGCATCGTCATGCGCCTCCTTAAATAAGAAGGCCAGTTAAAAGGGAAAGTCAAACTGACCATACACCGATTATTACTGTTGCTGTTTAACATTTTTCCTAATGTAGCGATGCTTTTATTATACGAACACCTGTTCGATTTGTCAATTAGAAACCTGACGAATGTACTATTTTTCTCCCTTTCAGGAGACAGGCAGGTTGGTTATCAAACCGGTCACTGCCTGTCTTGTTTGTGGAAACTATTTATTTCCACGAGACTTTGCCTGCGCCAATGCACTTCCAGCTACTGATTTTGAAGTTTTGCTGTAGCGATTGTCACGAAGAATTTTGCTTGCTTTTGAAGCAACACTCTTAGATGTTTGCTTTGCATTTTTAGCCATTACTGTCACCTCCTTGTTATATTTTTGTTTTCAGGGCTATTGCCTTCCGACACTTTAATTATATCTGTAAGGCTACGAAATCCCGAATCTCGGTGAGTTACAGTAAAACACGCAAAAAACCCCTATCAACCGCACATTTCTGTGTTTACGAAATGCGATAGATAGGGATTTAGGACCTTATAGGTGATGAATCGTAACTCGCCAAGTTACAAAGATTTTTAAGTTTTTATTAGTAATCCAAATTGTACATACAAATGTTTGCACAAAAGTAATTGTAAAAGTAATTACTTTGTATTATACTATAGATAGCGATAAGTATAAGGAGGGCAAACAATGTCTGAAGTGAAGAAAAGCATTACTCCAATGGACCATTACAATATGTCAGATTTCCTTCGTGGTCAGTCTTCACGAATTATTACCACCATATCAGAAGAGGACAAAGCAGGATTTGTCCTGAAAAACGGTAAGCCTATGGCAGTTATTATTTCAAATGAAAGATATAAACGACTGCTGCAGGCAGGTATTGATATTAATGAATATTAATCTGGAGGAATCAGATATTATGGCTAAAGCTAAAATTACAGAAGTTATGATGGATGACAAGACTATTGATGCGTCCAAAGAAATAGCAATGGTATTTTCTATTGCAAACACACTAAGAGGTCCTTACAAGCCGGACAAGTATAAAGATGTTATCATTCCGATGACTATTCTTCGCCGCTTAGAGTGTGCCTTAGCATCCAAAAAAAAGGATGTTGTTGATACCTATAAGAAAAATCCAAAAGCGCCTGCGCAGTTGCTATGCAAAAAATCAGGCTACCAATTCTACAATACCTGTGAATATGATTTGAAAAAGTTACTTACAGAAGCACCTGCTATCGTAGAAAATCTAACTTTTTATGTCGAATCGTTCTCTCCTAATGTACAGGCAATTTTTGAAGAATTGAAATTTAAAGAAGAAATCAAAAACCTCGATAAGAACAACCGCTTACTTGGTGTTGTTAAAAAATTCTCTGAATTAGATTTAGATCCGGAAAGAGTTGATAATCTGAAAATGGGTTATATGTTTGAGGAAATCATCCGTAGGTTCTCTGAAAATGCGTCTGCTGGTGACCACTATACCCCTCGTGAAGTTATCCGTCTTCTGACAAGTATCTTGCTTGCAGAAGGATGCAGCGATATTTTCAGTGAAGGTCGTGAAGTTACTGTGCTGGACATGGCCTGCGGAACTGGCGGTTTGCTTGCTACTGCTCACGATTTTATTGTCCGAATGAATCCAGATGCTAATGTGCGTCTATTCGGACAGGAAAACAGTCCTGAGTCCCACGCGATCTGTCTTGCAGATATGTTGATTAAGAACCAGGCTGCTGAAAACATCCGATTTGCTGATACTATGAAAGAGGACTGTTTCGAAGACACCGACATGCGTTTTGTCATTGCCAATCCACCTTTTGGCGAATCTTGGGGTGGTAAAGATGCTGGAGACGGTGTTGAAAAGGCTGTTCGCAAAGAACATAAAAAAGGAAAAAATGGTAGATTCCCTGCAGGTCTTCCGGCAACTGGAGATATGCAGTTACTTTTCATGCAACACGCTGTTGCAAAGATGCAGAAAAAAGTAGGCCGTGCAGCTATTATCACAAATGGCTCTCCTCTTTTTTCCGGGAACACAACCAGTGGCGAAAGCCAAATCAGAAGATATCTTCTTGAAAATGATTTGGTAGAAGCTATCATCGGATTGCCTTCTCAGTTGTTCTATAACACTGATATTGCGATTTACGCCTTCATTCTTTCCAAAGGCAAAAGAGATGAACGTAAAGGCAAGGTTCAGTTTATTGATGCAACAGATATGTGGACTCCTTTGAAGCGTTCTCTCGGTAAAAAACGTAGAGAAATTTCCAAGAAGCAGATTACACTCATTACTGAAATGTATTCTGATTTTGCTCCTGGAAAGAAAACCATACGAGATGAAAAACGTAAGCACGATTGTGTGATTGAAAGCAAAATCTTTGACAGAGAGGAATTCCTTTATAAAGAATGGTCTGTATACCAACCGCTTCAGCGTAGAGGGTCTATCAATGCCGATACAATTGAGGCTCTTCGCAACAGTGCTTATTTTACAGCAAACACCAACATATTCAATGAAGCAAAATTCGAGGAATTAGAACAGACCAATCCTCGTAGTGATGCTGACGAGAAGGCATACCAGAAGCAGATTAAGGGACGCAACTTTACTGCTGCCGTCATCGATGCATTGACTCCCCATATCTCTGACACCGTATATACTGACTTTTCAAAATTTGAAATTGCTTTGAAAAAGGCTCTTGCGGATGTGGATGGACTGTCACCTTCTCGTTTGAGCGGAATTGCGATGGAGATGTCGGTTATCGATAAAACTGCCGTTATTCAGAAGGATAAGAAAGGTCATGTCATCATCGACCCTACTACCAAGGACACTGAAATCATCCGTTTGAACCAAGATGTTAAAGCTTATATGGACGCTGAAGTGTTCCCTCATATTCCGGATGCTATTTACTGCTACGAATTTGATGAGAAAAAGGCTGAAAATGCAACGAACAAAGAACGCTTAGGAGCCGAATTCCCATTTACACGCTATTTCTATGAATATCGTGAACCGGAAAAAGCAGATGATTTGTTGAATCAGTTTATGGAATTGGAGGCATCCTTGTCCGAGAAGATTGCTGCCTTGCAGAAAGGGGCAAAGTAATGAAAATGATGAAACAGACTGGTGTTCAGTGGATTGGTGAGATACCCTCCGACTGGAATACCAAAAGAATAAAATACATGGCAAATTTAAAGGGTCGTATTGGTTGGCAAGGACTCACATCCGATGAATATCAAGATGAAGGTCCATACCTTATTACAGGTGTCGACTTTGCTGACGGTGGTATTGATTGGGAAAACTGCGTTCATGTGCCGATGAAACGTTGGGAAGAAGCAAAGGATATTCAAATTCAGAATGGAGACCTTTTGATTACCAAGGACGGTACCATCGGAAAAGTCGCAATTGTATCCGATATGCCGGGCGAAACCTCTCTTAACAGTGGAGTCCTTCGTATTATGCCAACTGAAGGCTATAGCCGTAGATTTCTTTACTGGGTAATCAAGTCTGATGAATTTTGGAATTGGTTTTACTTCAAGAACTCCGGTAACAGCACTATTGTCCATTTATACCAGGGAGATTTTGCTGAATTTCTTTATGCCTTCCCATGTTACGAAGAACAAGAAGCTATCGCCGATTTTCTTGATGAACATTGCGGTAAATTAGAAGATATTATTAATAACTTGGAGCTGCAAATCGAAACACTCAAGGCATATAAGAAATCTTATCTCTGTGAAATTGTAACACACGGGTTAAATTCCAACATTCCTACAAAAGCAAGTCACATTGAATGGTGCGAGTTAATCCCTTCTCATTGGGAAACTCTTCGTATGCAGGACATAGCATTATATAAAAAAGGACCTTTTGGAAGTGCTGTAACTGTTGATATGTTTATAGAAAAAGGTGAAAATACCTATAAAGTCTACGAGCAGAAAAATGCAATTCAAGGTGATGCATCCTTGGGATGGTATTATCTATCGTACGAAGATTATCGTGGTTTGAAAGACTTTTCAGTTGCTCCCGGAGATATAATCGTCAGTTGCGCCGGAACTATTGGTAAATGTTACATTTTACCCGACAATATTGATCCGGGAATTATTAATCAGGCTCTTATGAGGGTACGAATTAACGAAGGATTTAATAAATCATATTTCATTTATTTATTTGATGTAGCATTGGAATATATGAACGCCAAATATAGTAATGGAAGTGCAATTAAAAATATTCCTCCGTTCAGCATTTTGAAAAAACAAAATATTCCAGTTCCACCTATGGAGGAACAGAATGCTATCGTTGCAGAATTGGATTATAAACTTCCACTTATAGACGGTATCATCAACGAAAAGGAAAAGCAGTTATTTGCGATGAAAAATCACAGAGACTCCCTTATCTTTGAATATGTAACAGGAAAAAAACGTGTAAAGGAGGTTCAGTAATATGCCTATCAAAGCAGACCAGCTTCGTGAAAAAGAAGATTATCAAAAATTGATTATGGAACGCTTGCATGAAGATAACGGTTTCCGCATCCGTCCTAACACGGCATATAAGCCAGGATTAGCAATGGACACCGAAATGCTTCTTGAGTTCCTGGAGGACACCCAGCACGATGAAATGGAACACCTCCGCCGTATGTATAAAGATCGTACAAATGAAACGGTTATCAATTACATCAATGCAGAAATCAACAAGGAAAGCCGCGGCTTGATTGACGTTATCAAGCACGGAGTTGAATTCGATAACGGTGCTACATTAAAGCTGATGTATCGCAAACCAGACAGCACTATTAATACTCAGGCCGTTGCCAATTACAAGAAAAATATCTTCTCCGTTATGGAGGAGGTATATCACAAAGCTGATGAGCGTGTGGATTTAGTTCTGTTCCTCAACGGTCTGGCTATCTTTGCGGTTGAATTGAAATGCAACACATCCGGTCAGACTTACAAAGATGCCATTAAGCAGTATAAAGAAGAGCGTGACGCATCTACTCGACTTTTCAAGACAAAAGTTGGCGTTTTCGCTGCCTTTGCTATGGATTTGAATGAAGCGTATTTCACTACAGAACTGAAAGGTGCCGATACCTTCTTCAATCCGTTTAATATTGGCGAGAACTTCGGTAAGGGTAATCCTCATAACAAGAACGGCTTGAATGTATCCTATATGTGGGAGAACATCTGGACTAAAGATAAAATCCTCTTCCTAATTGAGCGTTTCATTTACATCAAGAAAAAGGAAACCCGTAATGCCGACACCGGAAAAATCAAAAAATCGAAGGTGCTGATTTTCCCTCGTTTCCATCAGCTTCGTGCTGTGGAGCGTGTTATGAATGATGTCATTATCAATCATACATCTTGCAACTATCTTATCGAGCATTCTGCCGGAAGTGGAAAAACAGAAACAATTTCTTGGTTGGCTCATATTCTAGCAACCGTGCATGATACAAATAATGATAATGTATTTGATACTGTTCTGATTATCACTGATCGTATCATTGTTGACCGTCAGCTCCAGGAAGCTATCCTCGGCATCGAGCATAAAAGTGGTCAGGTAAAGGTTATGGATGATAAGTGCGATTCAGAAGATCTAGCAATTGCACTCGGCGGCAACACAAAAATTGTTGTCACCACAATCCATAAATTCTACTACATCCTCAACAATAATTTGCTCGGTGACCTTAAGAATAAGAAATTCGCAGTATTGATTGATGAGGCACACTCTTCCACAGAAGGTGTTTATATGCAATCGGTTACCAATGTTCTAACTAACGAGGAAGATGAAGCGGAAAAAACCGAAGAAGACAAAATGCTTGAGGAAATCCAAAAAAGCGGTAAACAAAAGAATGTTTCTATGATTGCTTTTACTGCTACTCCTAAGCCTGACACTCTTCAACTTTTCGGTACCCTCAACGCAGAAGGCAAAAAAGAATCCTTCGACCTGTACTCTATGAAGCAGGCTATTGAAGAAGGATACATACTGAATGTTCTGGATAACTATGTCACATGGAAGACCTACTGCCATATTAATAAAGCTATCGAGGGTGACCCTGAACTTCAATCAATTGCTGCAAAACGCAAAATGGCTCGTTTCATTGATTTGCACGATACTAATATTGTACAAAAAGTAGAAATCATTATTGAGCATTTCAGAGCCAATGTTGCAGGTTGCCTTGGTGGTAAAGCAAAGGCTATGGTAATTACCTCCTCTCGCCCTGCCGCAGTAAAATATCGACAGGAGTTTGAAAATTATATCCAAGCAAAGGGCTATTCCGGAATCAAAGCACTTGTAGCCTTTTCCGGAAAAGTAAAGCTGAACGATACGGAATATACCGAATCTGCTATGAACGGCTTTAAGGAAGAAGAACTTCGATATGAATTTGACCGCAGTTGCTACCAGGTGCTTATTGTTGCTGATAAATATCAAACCGGATTCGACCAACCAAAATTAGTAGCAATGTATGTGGACAAGCGTCTTCGTGGAGTACAAGCTGTGCAGACACTCTCCCGCTTGAACAGAATTTGCCCTCCTTATGATAAAACTACCTTTGTCTTAGACTTCAAAAATAGCTATGATGATATCAAAGCTGCTTTCGAACCGTACTACAAAGACACTGTTTTATTTGAGACTATTTCACCCTCTGATATTCGTGACCTCGACCGTGAGATTGATGCATACGAATTCCTGGATGCAGACGATATTGACGAATTTAACACGTATCTGTATAAAGATAACCGCACCTCCAAGGACAAACAACGTATGTGGGCATTGCTCGACAGTTCGCTCAAACTGATTATAAAACGTCATGAACTAGAGCAGAAGAAAATCCAGACCACAATCCGTCGTTTCTTAAAAGGCTACTGTTTCCTTATTCAGGCTACGGCTTATGAAAATCTGGAATTCCACAAGAGATATAACTTCCTGTCCTATTTGATTAAAGAACTTAATCCTGGTGGCGGTGGAAACAACTTTGATATTGCAGACAAAATAACAGTAAGTGATTTTAGGCAGAAACAGATGGAAGAACATAAGGGTGAAGAAATTGAAGCTAAACCCGAAGTGAAAATCAAAAAGCCTAAACCTGCAAACATAGAGGAAGAACAGAAGAAACTCCTTTCCCAGATTATTGATGAAGTTAACGCTCTGTATGATAAAGATTATGAACCGGACTTTACAACAAAAGCGGCAATGCAAATTCGGGATCTTCTTTTGAAAAATCCTGCTCTCAAAGACCGACTCGAAAAGAGTGCTAAGAATAACACTTTGAGCGAATTTAAATTCACGTACGATGACTGCGTACAGGATGCATTGGTTGAAGGCTATGACCAGAATGTTGATTTTTATACCTTGCTTCTCAACAACGAAGAAATTCGTGCAAAATTTGCTAATGTATTTATGAGTGAAATTTACCGTATTTTACGCGGCAACACACCGTCAACGATTATTAACTACGGAGATTTCGTTAATAGAACTTATGTATCAAAAGTAGCTGAAGATCCTGTTCCTTATGGAACAAGCAAAAAAGAGTAACGGGAGGAATTTGTATGGCCAAAAATCCATTTATGCATTATGTTCAGGATTTTGAAAAAGAGGCCGAGGATTTCCTTCGCAAGTACGAATGCGCCGATGCTATAGATACTCCGAGACCTATTCATATCCGCGATATCGCAACAAGATTAATGTCCTTGGACATCGTGGATACGGAGTATCTATCTTTTGATGGAAGTGTACAAGGTGCTATCGCATTTACACGAGGCATTATAGATGTATACGATTGGTCTACAGAGCAAAACATCGGATACGAAGTATCGCACCCTACGATATTTATAGATGCAGATATTATAAATCTTGGAAGAGCAAATAACACCTTGGCACACGAATGCTTTCATTGGTGGCGGCATCGAAATTATTTCAACTATAAACGCACTCATGAAAATGGTGCAGAATTTGCGTTTCGATGCAATAATCGTATTTCTCATTTCGGAAGTCTTCTTGGCGGACAATGGTCTGATGAGGACAAAATGGAATGGCAAGCGAAAACGATTGCCCCTAAAATTCTGATGCCTCGTAATGCCTTTAAAACAAAGGTTGATGTATCCTATAAACAACTTTTGGGTGCAAATAAAAATGCAGATAGGCGTTCTGTAACATCTTCTGTGATTGAGATTGTTTCTGAGTTTTATGAGGTATCTAAACAGTCTGCTGCAATCCGAATGTACGAACTGGGATATCAAGAAGCCGAAGAATATTGTGGTATAGACAATACAAGCAATAGAAATACTTCAAATTCAAACCGTATGGGTTCTACTGCAAAATATCATTTACGTCCTATTACACCTGCACAGGCATTCAAACTGTATTGCGAGAACGACTTGCTTAAGGCAGCATTAGACACTGGAGCCTTCCAATTTGCAGAAGGTTACTTTGTTTTCAATGATGAGAAGTATTTACAAATTAGCGAATCCGGCACACATACATTAACATCATACGCAAAAGAGCACCTGCCGGAATGTGCCCTTGATTTTTCCGTCAGATTAGTTCCTGATAGCATGATGCATGGTCTACCAAGCATCATGTATCGTTCTGATAGTGTTTTCCGAGAAGAGTCCTCATTTGAAGCCAACACACAAAATACGGAACTATTCAACAAAGCAAAAGATTTTGAGAAGAAACTTAAGCGTAGTCAAGCCACTGCCATTACTCCGGCAATGTGGATGAAGCAACGCATGAATGAAGAACATTGGTATGAGACCACCTTTGAAACGAAAACCAAACTTGATAAGATGAATTTTTCTCGTGTACAGAGTGGCACCCATAAATTCACAATGCGTCCTTTGGTTGCAATGGGTATCGGATTATCTCTTGACCTATCTGAAATGGAAGAAGTGTTAGGACTTGGTGGAATGACCTTTATTAAGGGAAACCGTGAACACGAAGCATACAAATATCTATTTACTGCCTTTTATGGCAAAGACATTGATGAGTGCAATAATTTCCTACAAGAAGTAAATGTACCTCTTTTAGGAACACAGCAAAGATTATAACTAGGAGGTCAGAAAATGGCATACGGAAAATCCATTGAATTATTCTTGGCTAACGGAACTGCCGATAGCCTTATCATAGCGGAACTGTCCAACTGGAACGGGAAAGCAATAAAAATCCCTCGAATTGAGGTCTCCACTTGTAACCGAGATGACTTTGCACAGGCGGGCGTCTATTTTCTCTTCTGTAAGGAAGATGATGGTTCTGACTCCGTTTATATCGGTGAAGCAGAAAATATAAAAGAACGCCTCGTACAACACATTCGTGATTATCAGTCTGAAAAAGAGAGGGTATGAAGAAAAGTCTGTAAATTAGATTCTTCTATGATAATGATGGGCGAAAGGCTTGCTAAATCAGCTTTTCGCTCTTGGTTT